AAGGCTGTTGAGGCTGCCCGTAGCCAATTCGGTATCGATGCCAACCATCTTGGCGGCGCCCTGGAAGGTCTGCAGTTGACCGGAAGAAATACCGATCCCGTGCGCACTGTTGTCAATCGACCTACCAAGCTTTGCCCAGTTGACGGCCAGCGCCGCCACACCAGCCACCGAGCCAATACCCGTAATAGCGGCCATCGGAGCAACTATGTTGCCGATGCTACGAGCAGCGCCGCCTGCTTCCCTGCCGATATTGGTGAGGTTCTTGCCGATGCGCTCAAAGCCAAGCTCACGGCCGAGGCTTTTGAAGGACTTTCCGACCTCTTCAAAGGGTCGGGTCATGCGGCTGACAGAGTCATTGACCTTGCGAACGGTCGCCGAGGCCTTATCAACCGCGTTGATCGTGATCGTGAAGGTATTAGCCATCTGATTTACCCGCCATGCGAATGGCTTGTTTGTTCCATTCGATCAGTTCCTTCAAAGTGAGCGACCACGCATCGCGCGGCCCCCAACCGTAATACTTGGTGAGCTCGGCAATCAGCTCTGGCCAGCCTCCTCCGCCTGACCAGCTTCGGTAAAACCCTCGAGAAACTTGTTTGCCGCGACCAAATCGCGTTTGCTGAACTTCTCGACGACACTACGCGGGATTGCGGCCACCAACGAAATCAACGTGATCGCAGATCCGATCATGGTGTCGGCCCGAGCCGCTTTCTCCATCTCGCCCGCAGTCGGCTCGCGGAGCTTGATTTCGTCGTAGGTGATGGCGTTTTCAGCTTTGCCGATGACTACTGGCTTGCTGAGGGTGATGGTGAGTTCATCTTCAAGCATGGATCAATTCTCCGTAACGGAAGGACCTTCCCACTTCACTTCAATAGTGGCGTCGGAAGATTTAGATTCTTGTTGGTCAGTGGTCCACATGTTGCGGCCAATGATGGTTTTGCCGTTGGCGAGCTCGGCGACAACGGTGGCGTTGTTCATCGCATTGATGTCGCTAATGCTGAGGTTTGAGGCATCACGCAGTGTGGCGGCGATGTAGCCGGGCTGCGGCGTTTCGCTGTAGCCGTGAATGCCGTCCTGCCCCTTCAAGGTTTCCCTGGACACGCCGGAAATCTTGTAAGAGAAGTCGCCGGCCAGCATGTAGCTCACGCCATCGATGGTCAGGTAGCAGGTACCGGCAAGGCGGTTTGGGTCAGCCATAATTTTCTCCAGGCGAAAAAAAACCGCTCAAGGCGGCAGTGGACGATAAACCCGGGTTACAGCCGGAACTGGGCCAGCAGCGCAAAAATGCGTAGTTGGTTAATCAGGGTCCCAGGCCAGAGCACGTCGACTCGGTTGGGGTTGGTTCGGTTCTGCTCGACGATCAGCCCCTTGGCGAATGCCTTGGCATCCTGGACAAACCCGTCGTACTCCAGCGCCCCGTATTGAGCGATCAAGTCAGCCTTGATGATTTTCGGCGTAACGATCGCCGATCCAGGCGCAAAGCGAGTGCCGTCGGCTACCAGCTTCACCCGGGCATATTTGGAAGTCACCAACGACCGCTGGGCACGCAGTACGTACATCAGCAAGAACAAGGTCTCGATCTGCAGATAGCTGTCATCTGCGGCACCGAAGCTGTTCTTCTGGTACGTGGTGATCAGGTTATCAATCGCCACCGTGCCATCGCTGGCGACTGTGAAGGTGGAGATACCGTCCCACAGCAGCGTATTACGCTCGCCCAACTCGAAACGCGAAGAGGCTGGCGGCGCCAACACCGTGCTCAGCGTCAAGGTTTGCATTGGCCGACCGGGATCAGCGCGCAAGGCCACCGCAGCGGTACCTGCCAAATCAGCCGCCCAGATCCAGGCCGGCGACGGGGAGTCATAGAAGCCCATGATCGACTCATGCTGGTTGTTGCGAGCATTGCCCGCGGTTGCCAACGTCGAAAGCGTGCCACGCTGGGCGGCGAAGATATGCCCATAAATCTGGCTGGCATAACTCCAACGACCGGTTTTGTCGTTGAGCAGGTTTTTCAGAGCATTCAGGGAAGCCGTATCGGTGTACGGGCTGACGATGAAGTCGAAGGCTTCGTCACCCAGGCTCGCCAACGCGGCATCGAGCACAGGGTTGGTAGCACCGGCGGCCATGGCAGTGATGGTCAGCGTCAGGCCAGCCGGCGTTACCTCGCCGCCGGCGGTGCCCAGATAGTTCAGGCGAAGATCAATGTCGTTACCGGTGGCGCCCTTGTTCTTGGCGGTAAAACTCACTGTCGCATCGGTTGCCGCTGCGCTTACCGGCAGATTTCCGGAACTATTGACCAGCGCCGCCAGGCCGGTGGCAATGTCCGCAGCGGGCTCAGCCGTGGCCACAGCGAAGCTGAGGAGCTGACCTGCGATGTAGAGCGAGACAACACCCGTGCCACTGGGAGTGCCAGCGACCAGCAGTGACCCACTCGCCGCCACTGAACCCACCGCGTCAGCCAACGGCAAAAACCAAACCTCACCGAAGTTATCCGACGCTTTGTACGCTGCGGTCATCAGCGCCAGCATCGAGCCCAGTCCGCCTTTGGCCTGAGCATCGCTCACGCCCTGGCCGAGCACTGGCACATTAACCACGCCGTTACCGGTGGCAGTGATCTGCCCGATGATTAAGGTGCGCTGAGTTTGTGCGCCGCTATTTGCCTGGGAGTTATCGACCTCGGCATAGAACAGCGGTACCCGCAGGTTCGACGGGATATTGCTAAATGGGACGGTCATTCACTGTCGCTCCCCTTGGAAATTTCAGGCTTGGCGCCCTTGGCAACTACCGATTTTTCTTCGTCCGTCGGCGATGGTTCAGTCGCCGCTGGCTGCGTTAGTGTCACGTCTTTACAGCTGAGCCGGCGCAGCCAGTAGTGATCGTTGTCCGCGACATCTCGACCTTTTTCCGGCAGAGCGTCACGTTTGACCGGGTCGCGTACAAGCAACCCTGGAGAGGGATAAATGCGCATGATTACTCCTGCGGAAATTCGAACGAAAGACCACCCTCCGGTCGCCCATCAGGGCCAACAGTGCGCGGCGCCGGTGTGACGGAATCGGGAAACGGTGGATCGGCATAAGTGCCAGTTGGATCAAATACGTTGCGCAGGTCGCTGGTGACACTAAGCCCGTCCAGCGGAATAATCGGCTGAACGCCCGCAACCTCTGCGGCCGGATCAAAAGGTGAAGGCTCCAATGGCGCCTCCGACAGATAAAACTCCTCTGGGCCCTGGTAGAACTCCATCCCGACATCCATGACAAGCTCGCCTAAGTTCTGGTCGCCCTCATCACTTTCAGCCATTTCCGAACGAATGAAAGGGAACTGCTGTAACCGGCTCATCAGTGGTGGGAAATTAATCAGCGCCCTTTCAATCTGGCGCTGTAGCCCCTCCAGGGCCAGGATCATCGCCCCCGCAGCAGCATTTTTTGGTAGGGCCTTGAGCTGGACGCGAGCACTGATACGAATGGTTGCGGTCACTGTGAACTGGGGGCCACCCTGGCGCCCCAGCGACTCCTTATCTTCCGCCGGTGAGTGCAGCCAGATGATCGGATAACTTCCGCTCCATGTCGGCCATGTCCTGGCAGCAAACACGTTGTTGCCTGCAGCAGTACCCACCTTAAGGGCTTCGGCAGTGATCTGCCGTAACTCGGAAGTCGTGGTCATCACATCTCACTCAGCATCAGTTTTGCCCACCCATGACTATCAGGCCGAACTTCCATCACCAGGTAGCGCTTGGAGATGCTCGGGATGTAAATCTCATCATCCTGAGCAGGAGGCTCACGAAAGGTCGAAAGCCGCACACCCAGCACCGGCTGCGTCGACGTTACGCCCACCAGTGGGTCAATCAGCTCGACCTCCCGATAGGCTGTATCGAAAACGCCGTCAATGGGGTATGCCTGGCGCCCGACCGGGTAGTACGTCACCTGCCCTTCCGGTCGCTGACCTTCACCAAAAATGGTTTCAAGCGGCCCCAATACCAAGCTGTCCCAGTCGATCATTAGGCAATCCTCACGGTTGGCCCCGATGCAACAGAGACGTGCGGTCCGGTTTGAGGCTTCTCGACTACGTCGCCGTCGGCCAGAAAGCCGAGCTTGATCAGAGACTCGACCTCATCCTTGGGCACCTTGACGGTGCCGCCAGGCCCAACGTTTTTACCGTTGACGCCGACCACG